GCTGTGTTTGCTCCCTTAGTGTAGCCTCGCGCTCACGGATACGATAGCTGATAGTTCCTTCTTCGTAGGCTTGGGCCTGATCGTAGGAAGCTAATTCTTCAGCTGTGAACTCCTTCTTGAGCGACTGTACTACTACATCTTGAGGGCTTATCTTTGCAGCGAGATCGGGAACATATCTGGCTATGAAAGCTTGAGGACTTTTTTCAATTTCCTCAAGTGCGAGCTTCACCGACTTCAGTTGTTCTATCTCAGCAACTCGTGCCTCGTATTCCTTTTTCAGACTCTCGTACTGCGCTTTGATCTCGGGCTCAACTACAGTTCCTTTATCATCAACTGTAGTAGTTGATCTCGCAATAGGGGGTAGGTCTTCATCCTTGACCTTGGGAACAACCTCGTCTTCCTTCTCAGCAACTTCTTCTTTCTTCTCGGGTTCTTCCTTAACCTCACGAACAGTAATAACCTTTTCCTCTTTCTCGGGAGTAGGTTCTTTCTTGTCCTTACCGGGATCGACTTCAACTACGAGACTGAACTCATCTCCGAAGTCATGAGCAACAGTCGTTGATGGAGTGTCACCAGCCTTTACTTCATTGGCAGTAACCTCTGTCCCAGCAGGAAGAGTTACAATCGGCATAGCCATTATCTGATCCCTTTCATTTTATTCTCCAAATTCCTTACGATCCCAAGAAACCTTGCGAGGGTTCTTCGTCTTCTTGGGTTTCCTTACTTTCGCCTTGCCTATATCACTAGGTGGATGCGCTGTTGGAAATAAGAAATCATCTCTTCGGGGAGCACTGTTGTTGAGATTAAACACTCCACTCCCACCACCACTTCGTTTCTTCTTCATTGTCCATCTCCCTCGGGAATGATCGAGTCAATTCTTTCCTTCGCCTTGTCCTTAATATCGCGATGAGTCTTATCGAGATCGTTACGGAAGTCAGCGATCTCCAACTCCTTCATGAGCTTCGTATTGTCACTGTCAAGACGCTTCAACTTACCCTGCATATCCTTCATCTGCTTCGCAAGCTGAGCGAGTTGAGACTGAGCGCCAGTATCCTTCTGGATCTCATCAATAAGCTTCTGACCTCCAGGTATCTCCATGAGATCAGCAAGGAGTGCTATGACAGCAGCGGTAGGAGGTATCGCCTTGTTCATCAGCATATCCTTGAGGAACGCTGCCTTAGCTAGTCTGTCACTACCGAAATTAGGTTGAGACAGAACTTTAACAGCGTACTTACCCAAGCGGGTATTATTTTTGATCTCGTGTATCACACCTTCTTTGGTAACGAGTTGATTAAGAACTATGGGTTTGTTAACTTGTTCACCGGCTTCAGTATCCTGCTCTGCCATCGGAGACTTAACCTGACCACTCTCCATGTCCACAAACTCGAGGAGTTCACCTTCGTCAGTATAGTTCTGGATGAACTGTAGTGCTACTTCTCCGATCTTAGCAATCTGAACTTCCCACCTCCGTGCAAGCTCCTTAATCGTCTGAGTACCGAGGTTCTGTAGAGACGCAGCCGTAGAGAATGTTTCAGGTGTTCCAGAAGGATCACCAAGGGTAGGCGAGTATACTGACGTAATGAATTTAGCTTTTTCAATCAAGTCCTGCGAGAGTGTATAGAACGCTGAAGAGAGTTGTCCCGGCTGGATGATCGTAGGAGCTCCACCATTCGGTAGAGTACCATCGGGTTCATAATCAAGATATGCACCAGGGACAGATGCTGAGCGTTGGAACTTCGTCTTATCCTTGACTGCATTCTTAGGCCCCATAAATCTCATGTTGCCTGTCAGCATGGCGTTGTGCATGGTGAGCAGGTAGAACTTGTTCTCAGCCTTCTGTATGCCCTCGATGCTTTCAATATCGCCCTGCGAATCTGCAAACCTTGTTCCCATCTCGTTGATGAAGGGTACGATGGGATAGTCTCTGATGTTCATTACGCCTTCGTACACGCCGTACTTACCAACCGAGATACCACGATAGATCTTCAGCTCGCGAAGGTTCTTGAGTTGAATCCTGCCTTCGACCTTCAACTTCTTCATGTCCTCACGAAGTTGACGATTCTCTTCCGCGACTTTATTCTTAAGGTCGTTTGTGTAGAAGACCGTTGGCAAGTCACGAAGATGTTCACCTTCGAGAGGAGTGACACTCCACCTGTCAACAGGATACTTAGAAAATCTATCAAGTACCTCTGCCTGTTGTGTTGACTCAGTAATGTTATTGCCCCTGAGATCGGTGAACTGGCCAGATAGAATTTCTTCTTCCGTAAGTCCATAGAGAACCTGCGCTCTCTTAATTCCAACGATCTTACGAACAAGAATGTTCTCGGCATCAGCTAAGTCGAAGCGCTCTGCATTAGGATCGGGAAGAACATACTTCCAATTCAAATGCGAGATGTTTATATCGAAGGTTGAGTTATCAAGGAAGTTCGCAAGGTCAACGAAGATATATCCTACTCCAGTAACGAGTCCATCTCGCATAGCCCTGTTCAAGTGTATGTCCACGTAGTCAGAGTTCCACTTACCAATGAGGAACTGCTGAGCAGCATCAGCTACGAGTTTGTTAGCTTCTTGAAGTGGGACTACCTTGAGAGCGGGCTTCGATGAAGTGAGGATTGCCCTACGCTGAGCAACGAAAGGCTTGGAGATGTTGATTACTATTGGGATGAGACCATAGGACTTGAGTTGCTTCTTCTCCTTGCGTGAGTACTGACCACCACGATAGAATGACTCATACCTCTGGGAACGAGCTCTGAATGGAAGCAGCTCGCTCCAGTAGTCATCCTTCAGTTGCTGGTTGTACTCAGCGTAATTCACGGATGCTCCATCTTGATCCTGTAGCTGTACGCTTCCTTCGACTCGCCCTTATCAATCAGGGGAGTATCAATCTGAATACCGTTCGTAGCTCTCACTACGCGAGCGTTATATCTCCTTGTGTCCTCGTCCATCTGTTGCGCTCGAATTGGATTCAGGTCAGATGCAGATGCTATTGGCATGGAAGTATCCTCCGATTCATGGAAACCAATATACCACAACGGTTTTCATTTGTCAATACCAGATCGAATATAAATTCCAATGTCAACAGAAAATAAATCACAATACATAGAAGGTTGGTAACTCTTCGTCCTCAGTAGTCTGAACACTGCGAGCGGTTGTATAGTCTGCTCCGTCTGAAGGCTTGGCAATCATCACAGCCATCTGTAATGAATCTATGACGTCAACCGTTACTCCTCGGGGGAACTGTTCGAGTTCATGAATCAAGGCGGTTTGACTACGCTCAAGGAATATAGACCCGGTTTCAAAGTAAGGGCCAAGCGTATCGGCATCTCTCTCGATCTTATCCGTCGAGGGCTTCACACCCCTCAAGGAATGGAACGCATTGTTCTCACGCATGAGCCTATTGATCTCATCGAAGATGCTCTGTTGCTGTTGTACGGTCTCAACACAAGCTCCCAGTACTTGAAACTGTTTGACGAGTCGTATCTCCTCGTCCACCATTCCTATACGCTGAATGTTAGACCTATCTAACTCAACCTTATCAGAATCACCGGGCTTCCTATACCCGGCCTTGAATTCATCCCTCAGTCCGAACTTACCTCTTGCATACATCAGTACGAAGACCTGTCTGTACTGATTCATTGCTATGATAATGATGCTCGTGAACTTAGCGTTGTTAGTCGTAGCGGAAGCCGCATCAAGTCCAATGAAGAGATTAACTTCATAGACTATGGTAGTCGCTCCGTGGTCGAAGCTAACCTGTAACCAGTTCCTATCACCCGCCCTTATGTAGGTCATATCAGCATATCTAATAACCTTGAAGGGCTTCTCGTCAGGAGCAGTGGTTATGTGAAAATAGTCTTGGAAGAATCCCGCTGCCTTACCACTCTTGTAAGCTTCCTGATACTTACGAAGAATATACTCAAGATCAAGACGCTCAGGCCAGTATAGATGACAACTCGTTTGCAGTTCATTGATTCTTTCTTTGGATGGTATCTCGATTGCAGACTCCGTGATCTTACATTCACTCAAGACCTTATCGAAGTCCTCGTAGTCCATGATAGGATACTCGTGATACTTCCACGCTGGATTACTCTTGAGTTTGATAGGAACCGTATCCTGATGAAGGATAGTACCGTTGAAGAATACTTTACCATCTATATCGTCCACTGCGTTGAACATTGCAGTGAAGAACCACTTCTCACTCTCGGCTCTTGTGTGTTCAGTCTTCACTCCGTTTTCGGAGTACATATCGTTGATGATTGCGAGAGTTGGTCTATAACTATTTCGAAGAACAGAACGTACTTGTTGGCCCACGCCTCTCGCAAGCACGTAAGCTCCAGGCTTGCCATCAAACATACACTGGTAGGCATCACGAGTCCATTCTCCATCTTGTCCCCTAACTCCTTTCGACTTTATGATTCCAAAGTAGTGTTTGATATGAGGATTGGTCGTAAGCTCTTTACGAACCTCGAAGGTGTCTTGTTCTGCGAAGTCATGGGTCTCCGAACAGTAGATGATTAGCTTCTCTAGACCAAAGCAGCAGGTATAGAGCAGGAGTATCTTAGACATTGTAGTCTTGGCTGCACCTCGGAAAGCAACCTCTGCAAGGAGACGATCGTACTTGTGTTTGTGTTCCTGTGAGTACAGACTCATGAAGTCCATATACATAGACTTGTGGAAGTCCGGTATGTCGTTCCTCACCCATTCGGGAACAATCATCTTAGCGAAGAGAACTATACCGAGGTTGTTACGGTCTGTGTTGTCTAACCACTTGTCACGCCAGTAGTGTACGTCACAGTATCCACCTCGTACAGCTTCATCCCTGCACTTTTTGACTCCGCATTTCATCTACCACCCTCACAGTTTTCACTTCAGGACTAGGGAATACCCAGACGTATGCTTGCCAGCGTATTGCACCACGCTCCCACATCAGCCTTGTGATACCAGATAGGTCTTCAATAAGGGCTACCTTTCCCGAAGAAGTCATTAACGGGGAAGGGCCTTTTCCCATATCAGCTATGACAAACCACTTAGTTTTCACCTGTGATGGAAATGAAAGAATGGGACACTATACAATCCGTAGTAATCAAGCATCCATAGACACACTGCGACGATAACAACTACTCGTATAATCTGCTTGATGGTAGAGTCCATCGGAATCAAAGAGATAATATACAGCGCAACTCCGATGAGAACAAGAGCGATAACAATACCAAAGATTCCTTCCATGCTATCCTCCCATGTTATCGAAAGTAGCTTTGAAGAAATAGGTAGTTAGTGCTGCCGATATTGCAGATCCCAGAGCGAGCGGGATAAGGAGATCCCACTGTAGATCATCGTCCTTGATTACCTTGTTGTAGAGTTTGAACGTAAAGACAACAATAACAAACGTGATTACTCCCAACGGTACAATCCATCTGCGAGTAAGGAAAAGGGTATCGAGAGTCAGTAACATATCCCAGAGGATACCCCAACTAAACATCTTAACGTATTTCATCTTTTGTCGGTAATGGATTACTGAGTCCGTAGCGATCAAGCCATCTCTTCATATACCAGAAGGGACGATTGTACTTATCGACAAATACTATACGAGGTTCTTCTCCTACGGCCAAACTGCGGGCTGGGAAACGTACAAACTTACCCTCGCTTTCTTGCACGTACAGTTCCAGCATAATCCCTCCACGGATCTAAACTCTAAGTTTAAGAGTTCCTTCTTGCACTTCTGGCAGTGAGTTACCACTAGTCTTACAGGCGGGGCACTCGACTTCGACTTCCATCGGAGTGCCGTTGACGACTGCCGTGGTCTTGATTTTCTTTGTGTCTCCACAGACTTTGCAGACGTCAGAGTACTCTGCGTCTTTCGATTCCGTCCCAGTAGCCGGGAGCGCAAAGCCGCCTTGCGTTTCTTCTTCTTTTGCACCCTCGGCCTCCGCTAGTTTCTTCCTTACCTCTGGACTTAACTTACCTAAGATCATGTGCATATCCAAGTGGAACTGTTTAGTCAGGGTCTCGGGTATAGATTTCTCGATCTTCTGTCTCCACTCCTCGTAAGTCATTTCCACTTTGAACCTCCTGCAAAAGATTTCCGCAAAGTATTTACGGCCCTGGTCACTGAGTAATGCTATCCGTAGTCCGACAAGGAAGGTATACTTCTGAGCCTCTGCGGACTCCATTGGTTTCTTGTGATGGAGTAAGAATGTCTTGGGAATATCGAAGTCTGCTTCGATATAACGAGCTACGAGACACAACTGTCGTGAAGTGAGTTTCTTCTGATTGATCGAGTTTCTACGTAACGCTCCCAAGCGTTCACGATCATAAAGAACTTTAAGTGGGGCCTCAGCAAATACTGTATTGGAGCCAAACATAGTCTTGATGATTGTCTGGTATCGAGGAGACCCTTTTTTCTTTGCGGGAATAGCATAGCTGTACTTCTTAATGATCTGACAAGTGACTCCATCGACAAAGTGAACCCAGTCACCTTCCTGGAAGCTACGGGGATACTCCTCACTATCAATTATCTGATCCTTAGGGATGGGACAGTCGTTATCATCATCGTAGTAGGCAGTAACATCCTTACCTTCAAAGGTAGGTATAGTGGTTTCACCATTTGATCTGCGACTCTCACCCACTACGTCTATGTGCTTCAGGCGGCCCTTAGAATCAGCAGTAATAAGGATACCTCCACGCTTAACGACTTCGTTGGGCTGAAAGCCTGATACTTTCCAGAAGGCCATACTATTTCACCATGATAATAGAAGGGCTAGGTGCTGGCATCAGAGTATGTGATAGTTAATACCAAGCGAGCTTAACCTACGAATAAAATCAGGAAACCTTTCTGGATGGAAATACATTATTGTCCCAGGGAGATTACCGAATACTCTATGGTAATACTGGTTATCTTTCTTTGTTGTCTTTCTCTTAAGCCAACCCATTTTATCCTCCTAGTTTATTAATGGCTGCAGGGATGGTCGTACCTGCCTCGTCCTCCTCAGAGCGCGTCACACAAGGAGCCTGAGTTGCGACCTCAGGTGCAGACTCTCCTTGTATGATAGGAGATAAATTCAATCCAATTGAAGCTGGAGTGATTCCTTTCATCTGACAGTAATCACGCCACATCTTATCTTGGAGTGCGAAGTAAGCCTTTGAAAACTCTCTCTGCTTCTGAAATCTAAGAAAGCGTATATCTCTTTCACTCCACTTGTATTTAGTCCTGAACTTCATACCCCAATATACGACATTGATCCCCGATTGTCAAGTCCCATTTTTAATAATCGTATAACCCCATATATGATAATGACTTACAGGTACATTTATTTCAACCATGTCCCGTATATAATAACGTGCGCGTGTGCGCGTTATATCTTATCTTATCTCTTCTTATATATATACTTAAGAATATATATCCTTTCCATTATGACTGTATCCTTTCCATGTATTCCTGTAAGTAACAATATATATCATTACTGGGTGTAATGTATTTCACTGTAAAAATATGTATGAGGTATGTATAGAGAGCACCTACCCTTATCATTCTGGCTCTAGGGGGTATCAATTACCTATTAGGTACATTTTACATCTAGTTCTATATTAGTAATAACTAGCGATATATATAATCGTAAGGAGTAACGAATATGAAGTATATAACGATACAATCCATTAGTGGAATGATACGTTGGATACTACGAATATAATATATACTACGAGTCATGTCATTAGTGAAACGTAACGTAAGTAATTATGGATATGAATATATTAACGATACGTTCCATTCATGGCACAGATCGCATATTATCACGAATGAGTTAAAATACATTGCTTGACACCACAACAAGAACCATGCCAATATATCCAGATTAAAATAATTTAATGCTTGACTTCAATCATTCATTAGGTTATAATGAACCATACAACGGAGGAAATGTGGAACACGAAGGATTATATTACGTTCGGATATCTGGTTGTAATTATCATACCGGAGAACCACGAATCCTCACCATCGGTTATGGCGATTATGATGCCAACCGTATCTTTGCTGATGGATTGTATGAAGGTACGCAACTGTGGGGATGGTTCCTGATTGAATCGGTTGAGGTTGTATCGTTTCGGGAATTGATTAACCCAACCAATAAAGGTATGATGGATCATCCTGCTGCGTAACAAGTTCCATGCCAATATCAGGAAACAAAAAAAATAAAGTACTTGCATATTGATTCCTGATTGATTATGTTGTGTTTGTAATCTGATTCATTCGTTCACTCTCATTAAGGTTGTTGTCAATCATGGAGTCGAATCCATGATCTGAATGTGGGAAGGGTTAATACATCCTAACGTATTAATCACTGAAAGGTACAACCATGAGCGCTATCATCGTAAAGATCATTTCCGTTCACAATATCCTGTCTTCATTCGATGGGATGGTTGAACCTGCGATAATCGCAAAGAATATGCTCGCAGGAACTCACGGAATCTCGTCAATCGAATACGGGAAATTGAAAGACAAGACTGCCGTTGATACATTCCTGTCGGTTCACAAGATTGACCCGAAAAAGGCAATCGTTACGGTTGAACCCCATGCGAAGAACGTCAGCATCGAACGTGCGAAGGAAGCCGATGCGTTGCCGGAATATCTTGAGGCGAAGAAATATGTTGATATTCTGATCAAAAAGCTCGGTTCAAAGGCCGCTGTTTGTTTCTCAATCGTCATGGGCCTGTCCGGTCATTACATTGTACAATTCTTCATTCGCTGATACATCGTTAACTCACGTTTCACATTAACCCTTCCCCATTCGCTGATATTGGCGAATCCTAAAGGTTCCCAATATCGCTATCAACACCAGTTCTTTTACATAAGTTGTATCACACCTACCCGACCAAAGGTGGCGTCTTCAAACCCATAGAGGGAGTGATAGGAATGATCGTCCTATCTTGGCGCAGGACTTCATGGACTAGTCCTTGGTACTCTATATTTGCTAGTTGACATTCATTCGGCAGTATCGTATATTACACCATTCCAATAATTCATGAGGATAAAATGCTACAGTCTAAACTTAAACAATGCGGACACTGTCACAGAATGATAATGTCTCACCCTTCCAGTCACACAGGGAAACAGATGTATCTTCACAAGTGTCCTCATGGTAGGTATTGTGACCGTGGAAATAAATTCAAGTGTATCAATAATCATGCTGGATGTAAACAGTGTGCAGACGAGAGACAAAAAGAATTTCTTGAATTTTATAAGGGTAAAACTACTATTTAATCCACCACATACCATCTATCACAGGAGCGCATATGAGACACAATCACGATTATGAATTACTGCGAAGGTTCGTAGATTCTTTTGGAATCGAACCTTACGCTAACCTATGTTGGCAGATTGAGTTAATGTTTGCTGTTGATTGTTACCTTGATGAAATCTGGTGGAAGTAATATGCCTAAAGACCTTGGTATCGAACAGCTACCCTTCTCTGAGTCTGACAAGAGAGGAAGGGTAGTCCGCGAGAATGTAGCTATCTGTATGAGAAAGCCCTATTGGGAATCTCTATCGGAAGCAACACAAGAGTTCTGTATAGATATGCTCTGCAAAGAGCCTTCTGAGATAACCCTCAAGCAATTCAATCGCTTGCATAATTTAGCTAATCCTGACCATTGGGCAGGAAGTGAACTAGAAAGGAGCGCAAGATGAGTAGTGTACAGATTCAACACCTATACTATCTCGGTGAACTTACCGTATCTAATCACTGTGATGGCTGTGGCAAAGAAGAGAAGAACTCTGATGATCTGCTTTACAGTATTGTCCATTGGAAAAAGCGATATGAATCTACAGGAAAGCTTCGCAAGTATCTTCGTATTGAAGGATCGTTGTCGTCTATAAAGAATCATCCAGTTAAGTACGTCTATGCCGAACAAGACCTTTGTGATAACTGCGTAAAGGAGATTGAATCATGAAACCAAAGTATAGTCGCAAGGACTACGAGTTAGCCGCCGAGATCATTAGTGACACAATAGCATCTCCTCCTAACTCTTTATTCAAACCAGACTTCAATACAGCCAGGAATATAGCGATGAGATTCAGGCATCGCTTTGAAGAAGATAATAAGAAGTTTGACGTACAGAAGTTCTACAAGGCTTGCGGATTAGGTGAATGATTTTAAGTTGACTTTCAATTTCTAATTCCGTATATTGAACTGTTACATTCACCCCCAAGAGCGCAATAATGAAACCACCTATTCGTAAAATCCTCTTATTTGCAAGGTCTTCCTATTGGGAGACTTATCTAGTCCTAACTCACAGTATCACGTTCATCTACATCAATTAGACGTAAGGAGCGCAGTCTAATGGCAGATCAACCAGACTATGATAAAGTTCTCAAAGATCTTGAGAACGCTATTGAAGTCATGCGAAATAACAGGGATACTCCAGTTAGGGCTATCCCTATTATCATTTCTACTATTAAGTTGGTAGACTTAATAGGCAACATGGATCTTAGTGACTACGAGAGAACATTCGTTGCTGCTGCTATATTCTGCTCATTGGCAGAGCATGCTCAGCAACAGGCCAAGGTAAAGGAGAACTAGCCATGACTAAACTCGATCAACTCTGCGAGGTCGAAGGTATGGATCGTATGGAGATTCTCGAAGCCGGTACATTCGATGGAGTCTGCATGGGAATCTGTACCAACAAAGACTGTGAATACACCACTGAAGTAGAACCTGATCAGGACAAGGGATGGTGTGAAGAGTGCCAGACTAATACCGTGAAGTCTGCACTAATGCTTGCAGGTATGATCTAACCCCAAGAGCGTATCCTCACTATGGTGGCTCCTTCCAGTGGGATGAAGGATAAAATACTCAAGCGCTCTGAGTAGCCACTATAGTTTATCAGGAGAATAGAATGAAGACCTCAACTTTAATCAAGTGGCTTGCCGATACCAGAGAAGAGTACAAACAGAAGCAGAGACAGTTTGAAGCCACTAATCAATGGTGGTTCTGGTATGATGGCAAGATAGACCTTTGCAACTCACTCATTACACTACTCAAATCAGATGAAAACTCGCATAGCTGATCCATACCCTGCAGCGCTTTTATCTATGGCTATGATGGGAGTGATGCTTGGAGGAAAGTCACATCGTATAGATGATGAACTTTCAGGTATTGATTTAATTGCAGAGTATAATCTGATTCAGCAAAAGAAAAGTCGTCTTCCTGCTAGACTACGGGATCGCATCAAGCGTATCGTGGAGAAACAATGAACCCTGAATCCATAACTACCGTCCTGTTCTTCGCCCTGACTACTTACGTAGCTTGGCGAGCAGGAAATAAATGGTCAGAGACTAAGCCGTTGGGTAAAGCCGTCTGGCTATTTGTATTCGCTTGGTATCTGTACATAGTCTACTTCTTCGCAGATCATATATCAAAGAGGTGACAAGTGCCTATTGTATGCAAGGTAAGAGTTCACGAATCAGGTGAAGAGTTCTTTGCTCGTGAAGGTACATACGAGAAGAACCGGAATGGAAGACTCGTCCCAGGCTATATTATCATCACTCCCATAGGAGATCGCTGGATTCCTTGTGGCGAGTGCAATGCCGTTAGTATCAACGGCTATCCCATATCAAAGGAGGTAGATCATGGCAAAGCAACAGGAACCACTCACGGTAGCAGAACGCCTAGCTCGAATTACTTCAGGAAAGGAGAACGTAAATCTTCTCCTGCTGGAGCTAAAGGCGGAAATGGCTAATCTGAAGGTCGAGATAACCGAACTTCAGAAAATGATTCAACACTAACCTAAAGGAGAGCGGATTGAAGATTATTAATCTAACCCAGGGATACCTTACTAAGGTTGACGATGAAGATTATGAAAGATTTTCCATCTTCAACTGGTGTGTAGGTAAACAGCCTAATGGGAAGGTATATGCCAGAAGAGGACTTTGGGAGTATCCATCCTTTAGACATCTATACCTTCATCGAGAAATTCTTGGGTTAGAAGATCCTAAAATTAAAGTAGATCATGTTGATGGAGACACTCTTAATAACCAGAAATATAATCTACGACAATGTACTCATCAGCAAAACTGTAGAAGTGTAGATAAAAGGTCTAACAATAAATCTGGTTATAAGGGAGTGCATTGGCATCGGAGAAAATGGCTAGCAGGTATTAGGGTAGACGGTAAGACAGTCTACGTAGGAACATTCGATAATGTAGAAGATGCTGCTAGAGCTTATGATGAAGCAGCGATAATACACTTTGGTCAATTCGCTAAGTTAAATTTTCCCGGAAGGAGCTAGATGATGGTAGAAACCTATCTTATCGACGAAGTTCAGGAGCTTGTCACTGAACCTGAAGAACTTGACAAGTGGAAAGAGATGATCTCGAAGATGGGATTGTCTGGTCAGGAAGAACTGATTGGGAAAGAGAAGAAGTCTCCTATTCCCTTCCCGCTGATGAACGTACAGATGACAGAAGTGTATCATACTCTCTGTCCACATATGGACAAGGTGGAGGAATACAACAAGACTACAATTCCTCTCAGGGTCTTGTCTATGATAAGTCTTGCGAGAGCAGAGGGATACTTTGAGCAGTTGGAAGTCTGGTCTGATACAAAGGCTCCCGATCCAATTATAGTCGGAAAAAGGAAAGATCCGAAGGAGACGTGGAGAACATATCACTACATTATTGCAAGGTGGGGCGATGAACTCCGCAGTTTCCCCGAGTTGCTTCAGATTGCCAAGAAACGATACCTGGAGCAGATGCGAGCTGAGGGTACGAGGAAGTACACTGAACTCAAAGCCAAACTCGATAACCTCGATAACTTAGTCGAGGATCACTTCGAGAATGGTACTGGTCTCTACCTGTAATAATTACAAAAAATAAAAATCGGTTAGCCCTTGACTTTTCCAGTCCGGTATCGTATATTGGAATTGCAACGGTTAGCCGTTCCCATTCGGGCGAACGAATCAGCAGAGAAGGCCGGAATCACTGAATCTGATACTAGTAGCCCACCTCCTTCAGAGGATAAAATGAAACAAGATGGAATCCACACCTGCAAGGAAATGCCTCTAACAGTTAGAATCAGAACATCAGTTATCCAGTTCTACGCTATAGATATTCACGGTTCTGAGAATCTTCACAGAATCTTCTACTGTCCCTATTGTGGTATCAAACTACAGGAGTCCCCTCTGCCTACAAGTGAGGGAAATAATAAGATGGAAGGATAAGATCATGGCTATCTCTGCTGTGAAAGCGTTTCGCCTTTTGGACACTGGCCTGCCGGAAGCCAATGCCCTCGTTGCTGCACAGATCAAGGCTGGCACAGTCACAAAAGTGTTTCGTGGCGACTTGGATGCGATGAAGAAAGTCTCGGCTAAGTATATGAAATGGCTGACCGAGAACAACCTCATCAGCACCGATGCAAAGCTGGCAGCTCCGAAGGGAGTTCGTGGAGGTGGGACTGGTTCTGACTATGGCAAGAAGATCGAAGCCATCGTCGGAGCTGACTTCGTGAACTGGAAGGCACTCCACAAGAAGATCAACGCTACGCTTGTGGAGAAGAAATCCACCCTGCGGGTCTTCTCGTACTGCAAGGACGAAGCCTTTACGAAGGCTCCTCCGACTGGTGCTCCTGTAGTTCCTGCAACGAAGTAACACTCTGGTCTGGGGAGGAGTGATCTTCCCCAGATCGCTAGGCTCGGTGAAGGCTCTTCTAATAAGTGTGGTATTCTGCTAGCCACAGACCCACACGAAAGGAAGACACTGAATGTACTCTCGTGATTCACTAAGTCGTTCAGTGACAAAGGTGGTGGTATCTCATAGGAGATCATCCACCTTCCGAGCCTCCGGTTTCTAGTTGACTTTGGGTTTCTAAATGCGTATATTCAATGCGTAAGACCTACCATAACCTCATTCGAGGCAATATGCCAAGAAAACACGCTGGCGAGTTCTTCGATAAGACCGCTCCAAAGAAGCCTAAGCCGAAGGACGAGATTCCCGAAGTACCGTCTGTCGAAGATGCTATTCAATCCTTCCACAAGTTCAAGCGTGTTAATTGTCTCACAAAGGGATTCTATACTGTCCTGACTCCAACAGGAACAGCGAAGATTCTCCACACTTCTGGATCTAACACTACCATCGTGGCTATAAAGGACAAGATTGTCAGCTCCATTGGGAGTCGAACCATAGTAAAGGTCAATCTAGACTTCCCCAACTTCATCATCATCCAGCTTGTTGTCGGTAACTGCAAAATCTCCGATGAAATCTTCGATATGTCTTACCAGCCAGTGAAGCAATCCAATCTCAAAGAGTTGTGGAATCAGAAGTACGATCAAAGACGATTTGCGGAGGGATAAATGAGTGACATAAAATCTGGTGATGCTATAGTGAAGTTTGATTCCTCACAGAAGATCGTATTACTCGATCCTTCTGTCCTCAAGGAAGCATATGAACGTCTGAAGAGTGTGAAGTCTATCAAGACTCCCGCATCTCAGGTTAAGATGAAGGGCGACTTCCCGTATGCTGAGTATTCGTATATGCTCGATCAGTTCGAGCAACAGCATCCCCTGTATGCCTTCAAGATAGAACCCTCTGGTACATTCTTCAGCGAAAAGTATATCATCTATCATGTTGCAGTTCATCTTGTGGATTTAGCTACCGGAGAATCAAGGGCTGGCGTAGGGTCTCATCCTGTACTGGCATACGAAGCCGCCGCTAAGGGTGGGGCCATGAAGGATATTGCATGGATTAGACAGCAAATGTCTAATGCGTACAAGTCTGCACTCACCGAAGCCCAGCGTAATGCCATGAGTAACTGGGGTATCTGTGCAGATATGTATGGTACGCAGACGAACGAGCCACCAACTCAGGAACAAAAACAGAAGATGGACAACGCTACCGAATTGGTTAATCTTTACAATGTTTCTACGTATTCTGTGTGGTGGGTTAGCATAATCGAAGGATTCAAAACGCAGACAAAGGAATCGTTTGATAGCTGGTACGAAAAACTGATACCAACACTTAATCTCATAGAACAAAAACTAACCGCAAGGGAGAAGCAAAATGGCAACGAAACCAGATGATCTTGGTACAGAAAAAGTAGCGGAGACTAGTTCGGGTCTCGCAGGTACTTATACAGGCATCATGGGACATACCTACAAGAACGCAGGTAAAAAGAGGTCTGGTATTCTCACGGACTTTTTCTGTGCGAATCGGACTACAGAGACACCAGCTGGATTGACTTCGCATATCATCATGAAGCTCGCTGGGAGTGAAGCGTCATTCCTGAAGGATAAAGAGGGGAAGATCAAGATTGATGGTGTACTTGTCCGTCACAACTGCAACGATACGCTTCCCACTGATCCAGAACGTACCGCTAACTTCATGATTCAGATTCGCAAACGCTTCGCTAAGGCTTGCGGAGCCTTCGATGAAGCCACTGGTCAGATCAACTGGACAAGGATTCAGGGACTGGCAGGGGTGATCTGTAGTTTCAATATGATCGAGAAAGATGACTACCTCAACATCGACACGAAGTCTATCCAGATTCAAGAACAACAGCGAATCACTCCTGAGTGCTTGGATAGACTCTATACAGAAATCAACGCTGAGTTCGAGAGACGTAAGGCCGCAAAGACAAATAGTTCTCCCGCACCACAAGCAGCTCCTCCGCCACCTCCTGATGATCCCGCTTACTGGGGAGATGCTCACGAGGGAACCAAGTGATCGGAGAACTGATCAGCAAGTCCGAAGTACGTCTCGGTGATTGTCTCAAGATTCTTCCTGAGTATATGGGGGGACAGGTTGATCTAATTGTGACCTCTCCTCCCTATCTCAACCAGAAAGACTGTGCCGATGGAGAGTTTCAGAAGCTCGAAGATTACTTCGAGTTCATGACTAAGGTGTACGAAGAGTGCAAGCGTTTAGCTAAACCAGGAGCCATCTTTGCAATCAATATAGGATCTGATACCACCTATGATCTTATCTCTTGGACTAGTCTTGCACTTCATAAACTTGGTCTCCAGTTCGTCGATCGCATAGCATGGATCAGAGGAACTGGAAACGTCACAAGGGGATTCCATGTTGACTCTCATAACAATTACTATCCCTTTCTGGTTTGGGAGCCCGTATTCATTTACAAGAAGAACCAACATAGAGGCTTTGGTGAGATTGAGAACTTTCCTCGATTCGAGGAACGCTTCAAGGCCATGATTGATAACACCTTGCGCAACAACGTCTGGAGTATTCCTCCTGACACTAACGTAGATCATCCTGCTCCATTTCCCGTCAAGTTGGCCTTTAATCTCATAGCGTGCTACACCGAAAAGGATTCAATCATACTCGATCCTTTCGGAGGATCAGGCTCTACAGCTATTGCCGCAGAACAGGTTGGGAACAGAAGGTCATTACTTGTCGAGATCGACAAAGACAGATACGACTATTCACTTGATCGTATCAAACGAGAAACTAGTCAGGTAGGATTGTTCTGATGGATCACGAAGATTTAGGATTAGAATGGAGTCTGATATATCATCTAATCCACGCTGTTGATAAGAGACTGATACTGACGAAGTGCTACCCATCACTCTTTACTCACGACGATCTCAAAGAGGTCTATGGTGTGATTAAGGAGTTGGATCGTACTCATCAGGAAATATCCAGTTTCTCTGTCAGCAATCGTCTCACCGAGAAGTTTGGAAGAGCAAGGGGATCACTACTTTTCGTATTCACGGATTCCTTCATTCAGGTTGCTGAGAGTATTCCACCACACAGCGCGATAGCTGAACTCAAGAAACTTCTCTACAGACGACTTGTTAATGGAAAGTTCTTACCTAACATTCAGAAGCGTGTAGAGTCCGGTGATGCCATCTCATCCGAGATCAACAAGATGCTAATTGCTGAATCGTCGTTGCTTAACAAGCGTCTTGATTCTTTGGATGAGTTGGCAAAACTGACTAGTGAACGTATCAACTCGACTGATGATGTAATAGTGACTGGATTCAAGTTCCTCAACAAGCGCATGGGGGGCCTTACTCGCAAGGGCTTATCGGGTCTACTGGCGAGACCCTCTCACGGTAAGAGTACCCTCAGTGGGGCTTTGATGTACGAGACAGTTCGAACCACTAATAACGTGGGCTTATTTATCTCACTCGAAGACCCCGCTGAGGAGATTGTAAAGCGAATGATTGCACAGGCTACTGGCAAGTCCCTTGTGGATATGAGATTCAAGAGAGTTATCGTGGAACACAACGAAGTAGTCCATGTACTCAAGAATGTACTCGGTGGCAGAATGAATGTGGTAGATACTCGTCACGTTCAGACTCCAGAAGATGCCGCTGGAGTAATAGCTGATATACGACCTACGTTTGTTGTCGTGGACTACTTACAGAACTTCAAAATGAGCGACATGGTGTTAGGAATTATTCAAGCCCTGCAAGTGATGGACGTCTGCGCTAATCGGAATAACTGCCATATTATGATCTGTTCTCAGGTTCCCGATAAAGAGATAATTCATCGAGACGATCCGTTTCCCTTAGCAAGTGATAGTATGTGGACTTCAGCTCTTTATCAGAAATCTAACGAGTTGTTCTCGCTGTACTATCAATACCAAGATACTCGTAATCCAGCACAGAGAACAAGTCTAGGATTCAGAATACTTAAGGCCAAGCTATCGGGGATGTTGGGGGAGATAACACTTAATGTTGATCCCGAGTATGGACGAATTATAGGAGAACTGGGAGAATGAACGAGGAAATGAAACTTCTTGCAGTGGCTGAACTCAAAGCCGCCCTCAAACATCTCACCATCGAAGAAATTGCCGATGTAATCGAGTTAAGTTTAACAAGTGTCGAATTGAAAGAACTTATGCACAAACTAAGGGTGTTAGAGTAATAGACCATATTACTGCACTAGAATTTCTAGGAGAATAACTATGAGTTTGATAAAACCGGACGATCCCTATTCTCCCGACCCATCTGCTGTTACTCGGCAAGAAGCCCTTAAGATCATCGAGGGTATGTCTCGTATGGAAGCAGCTATGGGAGACTTCGAATTGAAGTTCGGGACTGATTCCTTCTATTGTGTAATAGACGCTCTGTTTAACTCCATGCCTCCCGAGATGGTACTCAGGGTAGAGCGTGTCAGGTATCATGCAAGACGTATCAAGAGAGGAGAGAAGAACTAATGGATGAACAAGTCGTGATGAAGACTGCTCCTGAATCGGAGTGGAAGGAGATGGAAGATACTATTCTCGAAATGTCTCATACCCTTAATGCAAAAGATGAGATACTCGGAAAGTACATCGCTCGCATAAATGAGATCGGTAAGCAGCTCGATGCTATGGATATGGTAGATATACGGCTTACCGAAGCAAAGGATATGATACGAGAGATTGTTGATGGTATCTGTATCAACGAAGATGGTTCACTTGATGAAGATATTCTCTACCGACTCAAAACATTCCTTCAGGAGATCAAAGATGAAGAACTTAGAAAAGCTAATGAGGGCAAGGGCTGATGCTACCGCGCTTATTAAAAGTCTTGCTGATCTTAGTCCTAGTCTCGCTAATTGGACTTATCATCCTGCCGATCAGAATACCATTGTGGACTTGGAGACAAAAGATACACTGGTAGGATATACTATGAGTATTCAAGATACTAAGTTCATCCTCTGGTTTTATCACAACTACAAGCTGGTTGTCAGGACACTTCAGACTCTCGAGTTGGAGATAGACGATGCTCTGATTGATGCTGATGATAACAGAGCACAGATTATTTCAACAAAGAGCGAGTTGTCCAAGCTAAGGGAATCCGAGAAGAAGATGAGGGGTTGTCTTGCGGGTCTAACTTCAAACGATCTCCTAATTCAGGGAGAGTCTCTTAAAATGGCCGAGACATTACTCAATGAAGAAATCGCTTAGGGGTTGGACTAACGAACGCAGGACAATGGACTATCTTATTGCAAGAAGTTGGGTTACTGTAAGAACTCACGCCTCGGCTGGTATGCTTGAGAATGACGTTCTAGCTTACAACGTGAACGATGGGAGGATTAAGCATATCCAGTCCAAGTCTAATCATCATTATACTAAGAACGATATTGAAGCGCTTGTCATGGTAAAGGCAATGGTGAAGGCCCCGAATGTAAGTGTTGAACTCTGGGATTGGTTAGATAATAATCAATATCCAGTAATCACTATTTTCCATGCAGACGGATCACTTGAGAAATACTCACTTGATCCTATGCTAACTCCAGGAGGTCTAAAATGAAGTTAATTGATTGTGGAGTTGTTGTAGCTGTTAGTGATGAAGACTTTGACGATCTTAGTCAGTTTTCCTGGAGACCTATAGGTAAATACGTATGCACTACTATGTATATGCACAGATATATAGCTAATAAATTTCTAGATATATCTGGCTATCCTGAAAGAGTTGTAGATCATATAGATGAAAATAAGATGAATAATACTAGGGAAAACTTGAGAGTGGTAAGTTTTATAGATAATGTTAGAAATTTAGGACTTAGATCAAACAATAAAACTGGGTTTAGAGGAGTTTCCCGAAAGCGAAACTCATTTCTTGCAAATATTGGAGTAGGAAGTTGGGTAAAGTATATAGGATCTTATCCTACTCCAGAAGAAGCAGCGAGAGCTTATGATAGATACGCCAAACTGATATTTGGTGAGAATTTCTCACAGTTTAATTTCCCAAGTGAAGTAAAAGATATAATCGTACCCACTATGGAAGAACTAATGAGATGAAAGGAATCAACACCATGAACATCCTTTATCTAGATATAGAAACCGCGGGAGATGATAAACTGTCTCCTGAGTTAACTGAATCCCTTAAGGCTTCAGTGAAACCAGATGCGAGGGCTAAGGATTCAGAAGCATCACGTCAGGCTAAGTGGATGGATATGCTCGAAGATGCTCCCCTGAGTTCACTCATGAATAGAGTGATAGCGATAGGATGTGCAATCGAAGATGAAGATGATAGAGGAAAAACAGTTGAGAGAATGTGTCTGATTAACGAAAATGAAGCAGTTGTTCTCGCTGACTTCAAAGCTATTGTAAATGAGTGCACCCCCACAAAGATCTTTACCTTCAACGGTTACAACTTCGATCTTCCTAATCTCAGAATTGCCTTTATGAGACATGGACTCCAGTTTCCTATTCGTAACGTGAATAAGTATGATACCAACTATCATATTGATCTCAGACAAGTACTCACTAATTACGATCAGTATGGAAAGGGTACACAGTCACAGTGGGCTATGCGTCTGGGTATCCCTGTTAAGCCTAGTCTGTTTAGTGGATCTGATATTCCCAGACTGTGGACTAATCGAGATATTGATGCAATTAAAGAGAAGTGTCTCGATGATATATCACTCCTTATCTCACTATCGAAGAAAGTGAGGTTGACACTTTGAATCTATCATGGGAAAAGTGGCCTATATCTATGACAGGATTTGCTCTCCTTGTTATGATTGACAAAGGGACAGATGTTGCGAAGATGAATATAGTCTCATCTATCCAGATGCGTGAAGACTTTGTGGATGAGATACTTCGCAACAAGAAAATCATCGACTACATCAAACTTCAATTCGAGAACGAACACATAGGAGTGTTATGACAGTCGAGAGCATCGTTGACGCTAACGAGAAGGCGCAGCCTGAAGATGAAGGGTGCGAGTATTGTGGATGTGCTCTTTATCCTCACACCGAAGAGGATGATATTATATCTACCAGTGTGTTTGTCTCGTTTGTTCTTCGATGCGAGAACGAAGAATGCGAAAACTATCACAAACCCGTAGGAGGATTCAGTGTCTAGATTGTTCTGGATAGTGACGTCACTTCTCATGGTGATTGGGAATATACTGCTTTATTTTCTTTCAAGCAAGAGTGGAACGTATGTATTCTTTAGTGGATTCTGGACTGCTGCATTTATCGAAGAACTCATCCAAGAAAGAAAAGCGAGGAAAGATCATGCCTGAACCACAGGTTAAACGAGTACAGATAGCCGAGAAGAGTATCTGGATCAGTGTGGAGACTAACTTCAATCCATCGCAGGTAGGATATAGGACTAGGGTTGATGTGGTCTCCAAAAAGCAGGACATGACTGATGATCAGATCGCTTCAATCATAGGTGCAATCATGGAGATATTCGATGCGGGGAACCATGAAGATATACGACCAGAACCGTGAGAAGGAAACCCAAATACTATCATCAGATAGTTGATGAACAGCAACGAAAAAGGTACATCGACTATGAACGCGGAGCGTTTGAGCGTAAGATGGTATTCTTCTTAACTATTAAACAGTTCAAATCGTTCTGGAAGAAACCATGTTTCTATTGTGGGTCTAAGATCGAGACGATAGGTCTTGATAGGATTGATAGTAGGTTTGGATATACAATAGACAATATTGTCTCTTGTTGCTGGCCCTGCAATCGCATGAAGGGGGGATTACATCGAGATGAGTTCGTCCAGCAGTGCGCTAGAGTTGTTACCCATTTTGGGAACCGTTGAACCCGGTCGATCCATGCCATTTGGACGGGCTTTATTCAATCGCAAAGCCGTCTGTTTTCGATTCAAAACGGGGGGACGATACGCAACATATCCCCGGTCAGAGTCGGCTTTAATCAATCAAATTCGGGGGTGTATTTTCCATGAAGAACTGCCCATCCTGCGGTAAGGAGTTTGAGCCTACTTATTGGAATAACCTATTCTGTTCTGTAAAGTGTAGGCCTACATTCCACAAGAAGAAGAAACCTAAGAAACATACCTGTATTGAATGTAGAAGTATATTCTTATCAACACAGCCCAAGGCAAGATTCTGTTCTGAGATATGCAGAAAGAAGAACTGGAGAATAAAGAATGCTAAACAGGAACCTACACTTCAAGAATGATTGGCGTAAGAGACAATTATCGAAGGAAGAATCCAATCCCCCAAGAAAGGAATAAACCATGGCGAAGGAGAGGAAACGAAAGGTGACTATAACAACGAGACCGGATACGGTTACTGATGTTTTGTATGCTCTCATCCCAATCCTCCAAGAAATCTCAGGAGAACAGGCGACGAGAGAGTGGTCGGGTATTGAGTGGGGGAGAAAGACCTACAACCGCCTTGAGGCATTAAGGCGACGGATAATCAGATTGGAGAAAAAGCCATGACCTCAACGCTGAAGCCGCCAGAGTTACTTCCCTGCCCGTTCTGCGGGAATACATCTCCTGACATTGAGACGCTTAATCAGGAACCGCGCATTTACGGACTGCAATGCAATAATCCAGACTGTAAGGTGTACTTCACCGGAGAATCCGAGGAAGAGGTTATTGACAAGTGGAATCTCCGCTCCCCCTCTCCGTCAAAGGGGATGCCGAGGAGGTACGAAATTCAGGTTGGAGATTTCGGGCATGGCAAGTTTCAACTCGCAACGTGTGCCAAACTCGACGGCGAGCACATGGACGCGGAAGAAGTCCTCGCCGCCCTCACCGAGAGAGACAGGGAGATTGAGAGGCTGACCGGATTGCTCGCATTGACCGAACGCGCACGGATGGAAGATGGCGCAGACCACAACTCGGACGAAGTCTATGCGTTCAGGCGCGTTGAAAAACTCACGCACGAAATCAATGACCTCCGCTCCCAACTCTCCTCCGCAGAGCAGACCATCGCGGGACTCAAAGAGACACACGCGAAGGAGTTGAGGGAAGCGTTTGAGGCAGGCTTTGTGTGTGGTCACAGTAGGCAGAACAGTAAAAGCGGATTTGATGAGTTCCTCACCCAAAAGGAGACGAAATGAAACTTGAAATTGCCTTGGATGATGTTCGATTGCTCCGCGACGCTTTATGGAATATCGCTAGTCCCGATGGTTGGAAGGGTTGGTCAAGTGGTGACATTCAGCGTTTGCGGATTTATTTAACTCGGGAGATCGATGGCGATATTTTAATGAGCAAGTATGCTGAATCACTCAAGGTGAACCCATGACCCCCGAATTGACCCCCGATGCAGCGAAGGGACCGGAGAGAATCTGGATAGACCCGAACACCACAAACCCGCACCTTGAAAATAAGTGGTGGGTTGACGGTCACGACGAATCCGACATCGAGTACCTCCGAGCCGACACCGTGGCCAAGATGATGAGGGAGGCGTATAGGAATGGATGGCGGAATCGCTCAACCATTCTTGACGATATGGACACGGCCAAGTTGATGGACGAATGTGCCGATGAATACGTTGCCGATCACGTCAAATCTCAGGAGGACAAATGACAACACCGTCAGAGGTGGAGGGGATGCCGACAAGGGAAGAGAACATCCTACGGCGATTGGAAGCGATGTTGTCGCTACTCAGTCCAGGAATGGAGGAAGAGGATCGGAAGTGCGGTTATGACGAGATAGAGGATCTCATTCAGGAGGTGAAGTCCGTATTCGTCGATGCTCGTCTCGAACTCGCATCTCTCCTCGAAACCCGCAAGCGAGAGAACGAGAACGCAGAGAAGATCATCGCAGCCATTCAATCCACTCCGGGGGTGGAGAGGCTGAGAGAGGCGTTCAATGCGGGTCTGGTTTCAGAGGTGGAGTTTGAGGACGGAGAGGAACACTACGGGGCAATCGAAGAATCGAGGAAAGCCGACGTTGCGTTCGCCGCCTTTATCCGCGCTCTCGCCCGTCCCGCAGAGGGAAAGGAGAAAGGGAAAATGAAAGCTGATACGGTACGAATAGTACTTGGTATATTAACAGTTCTAATGCTAATCATTGCATTCTTCTGTAACGAAGGCTGTGGAACAGTTAAAGATCTATATGATCCCGAGACAATCTGTACCTGCACTCATGCTAATAGGTATCATAACGCAGAGGGTATATGTGACTCTTGCGATTGCACCTCATTCAATCCCGCTGAGGAATATGGTGGGAGTATATTCTAACCAAGGAGGATAAAATGGAACAGTTAAAAAGATACAACTTGCAGTGGGATAGTGACCATCCCGAGCGTCCACCTAAGATCAATAAGGCTGATGATGGATTCTGGATGATAGCTGAAAGAGTGATAAGAAATGAATCAGAGTTTAGAAGGCAACTCAAGTGTATGACTAATACGCACAAACTAGAGATCGTCCGAATCAACGATGAGAACAATGATAGGATAGCTCAACTTACTGCTGACCACGAAAGGATGATGAATAAAGTAACTGAGGAGTTAAAACATGAGCACCGAATTATATCTTGAGTGTGATAACTGTGGGGCTGAACTTGAGGTTGATAGGACTACGCTCCAGAATAACATGAGGGATATTATCCTCTATGTTCATCCATGTAAAAGATGTATAAAGATATATAAGGAGGAGCATCCTGAAAAAGAAGATACGAGTAAGACCTGAAGGTATAAGAAGGATGCACCCAGGAATAACGTATCAGCTGAGGGTATGTTCTTCTTGCAGTATTAGGATATGAAGAACTAGAAAGAAGGGCTACCCATTTCTGAGTAGCCCTATCCCCGCACATCTAGTAGCCCATCCAATATCTCTCGATAGAGACCTTTCGGCTAGTGAGTGATTACCACTGGATTACCCACCAGCCAAACTTCTTCGCTGATGGTGTAGCGCGACTCCTTGCAAAGATCACCGTATCGGTTGAAGATGTAGATGTAACCGGACTATAGGTTATCACAGTCGAATCGGTAGAACCCGGTGTAACCGAATAGGAGCTCGTACCGAAGATTGTGGTAGCTGGCCTATACCCCGGTATTACCAGCGTATCGAACTGTATCGTTGTAGCAAATACCGCAAGCCCAGACGAAGTTCCTACAGGAAGAACTCCCAGTGTAGAAGCTCCAGCTGTTGTAGTCGAAGGCCCAGTCAGAGCATTGATAAAACTCTTCCTGATGGTAGGATTGCTGACGAGATCATTTATCACTGTTCCAGTCTGGGCGCTTCCCAGATAGACAGTGAAGACCATAGTGAGAAACAACATTAAGCGTTTCATATCTACCTCCTTTGTGATTAGTTGACTTGGATTCCTAGGTTATCCAAGGTGTAACATTCACTTCCTCTTCACCGTGTCGGCTGCGGATTGTTTGGCTTTCAGATACGCCTTGATGTTTTCCAGAGCCCTGTACTGATCCTCGATGTTCTTCTGCGCGGCTTCGATGTTCTGGAGTTCCGCCTTAACGGAAATCTTGAGCGTGTCGGGTGGAGTCTTTGTGCTGTCGGGGCGCCGGGCGAATGCAACAGAAGCGACAAGGCCAAGAAGCATCACAATCCAAAACGCGACCCTAAGTATGTACGCCTTTCTGTTCATGCTCAGACAAAACTCAAGGACTTCCATTGTTGGCCTGTCCGATGTTCTCATGGTACGATTCCCACCGTCGTATCACCAACTACGGGAGCGGTGATATACATTGCACCCGCCGTCAATCCGGCACTTCGGGCTGCAGCCGTAGTAGCGTAGAAAGTCAGCCCCGCTACCGCCAGCACTGATGTTGGGGTTGTAGTTCCAATTCCCACGTATCCACGATGAGCCGATCCGTCACCGATAGTGACAAAAGGGGTAAACCCACCACCAGGGCTATAAATGCCGTTTATTGCACCAAATTGCATCTGATATGATGTTCCCCACGTTGCACCTGCATATAGTTTGAGTTTCCCGCCGGTATTCTCTATCCCAAACACATTGGTAGCATCCGGAGTAAACCAGAGAGCACTACTGTTCCCCGTCAACGTCAATTTACCGACGTTCGTCAACTCCATCAGGCTGACAAAATTCGTTGTTCCGTTAGTGGTAGTTGTTCCCCACTCGAAAAATGTATTGTTCGCCGGAGGAGGTATCTTAAATCTATACTCCGTCCGTCCAGCCGTTGTGTCCAAATTCATTCCATAACCTGACCCGCTAATGTCAAACTGACCGTATCCTCCCCTGTGGAACAAGACGTACCGATCCCCTTGCTGTCCACCAACAAAAAATGGTTCATAGGTTAGGTTGTTTGGAGATGCATACTCTGTGTGAACAACTGCAAAATCTGTAGCATCAACACAATTATTTGCAGGACAGCCGATCTCAACAAAGGCCATTTGACGGAAAGGTTGCCCAACTGTGCCGCTCGATACGTTCCCGTAGCCCATTGCCGCACGTGATTGGCCCAGATGGTCGAAGAAATTAAAGGCAGCAACCCCGGTCGCACTTAGGTTCTGTATGGCAAGGACATTATTTGTATTATTTGCAGTAAGCGTTGGTTCTGCGCCGCCAAACTGTGCGGTTAAGTGAGAAAACCATACCGCTCGGATCGCCGCTGAATCGCTTCTGAGTATTGTCAACAGTATTGAGCGAATCGCAACCGAGTCAACATGAGACGGAGCCGTACCCGAGAGACTTCCCCTCAGTGTATCCACCTGTGCCATCAAGGGAGTGGCACACAAGAGAAGCAGAGCAAAGAGTATTCGTTTCATGGGTTTACCTTACGATAAGTGTGTGACCGCTTGGACTTACAATCTGATCGCCGTTGGTTAATACCAAGTACTCTGCTGGAGCCGATGAACTCATTACCGTAGTCACATTCGACGAATAGGGATGACCACCCTTAACTACATTGATACGATAGAAGTACATCGTATTAGCAGTTAATCCAGTAACTGATTGCGAGGTTCCAGTTACTGAGTAGTTGTTATATGCTCCAACAAACGTAGAAAAGAATATACTTGTTGATACATCAAGAGTATATGACGATCCTCCTGTCAGTAGTTTCCAGTTAGCTACAAAACTAGACGATGTTGGGAGTGTTGCAGCTATTGTTACTGGGTGAGGCTTAACTACTCCTCCATGTATCGGAGGTATTCCATGCACTTGACTAAAGCATGGATATGCGAGCACTAGAAGAACGACTAGTCTCTTCATGTCAGTTACCTTTGTATGCAATCACTGCTCCTGATGTTAACTGGAGAGAAGTGAAGTGTCCAAATATAGTTATACCAGCAGGGAATGTTCCCGATATAGCATCGCCTCCCCATACAGGACTAGCGGTTAGCGCGGTGAATACTGTATCGGTAATAATCTGTACAGCAAGGTAGAACTCCGCTGGTGTTGGAGTATGTACTCCACCCGTACTGATAAAGTCTGCTCCCATCATACCACTAAGAGCGTTCATCAAATGAGTCTGATCATAGATAGGCATGAGTCCTCCCTAAGACATTATTCCATTATTCTTTAGTGCAGTAATTATATTACTTACCGCAGTGATTAGTGCATCTCTATGTATAGCTGAATCAAAGGCTCCAGCAGTTACTCCAGTTCCACCAGTAGCAGGAGGAGCAGTTGAGGCATACGCAGTCTGTGGTGACGCTCCATTACATCCAAATCCAGCAGTCAAAGTAAGAGCACCAAACGTAGGAGTTGATACACTTGATATGTCCTGTATCGTATTAAGTTGTGTTGCAGTTACCTTTAGATTAGTAGTATTATATCCAAGTCCTATCACTCCAGCAGAATAAGTAATGGGATCAGTCTTGGACATAGCAGCTCTAGCTCTTGTATCTGTATAGTAAAGATTCGTACCCTCTGGAAGATTAGTGGTAGTGAACTGAACATTGACCCACTGAGATCCATTATACTCAATCGTATCTCCATTTACAGGAGATGGAATGAGTACATCGGATAAACTCTCGAGTGTAGTTGGTGACACACCACCGCCTCCGCTTCCACTTGGAACAGTAGTGGGAACAACAGCGGGAGCTGATAAGTTATCAAGCTTCTTCTTATCAGCAGCAGTCATGAATCCATCCTGCGATATAGTCACAGTCTGGTGTCGTCCATCTACTCCATGTTCCTGTTGGAGTATCTCCTCAAGAGTCTTATGTAGTTCCTCAAGAGTACTGGACTTCATAGATGAGAAGTATGGCATCAGTACACTCCGGCGTGTTGTGCTATCACTGATCCTGACCTCAGCTTGATCTTATTGAACTGACCATAGATTGAGAGGTTATGCAAGAATGTATCACCGACTATACTGTTGCCACTCATTCCTGCAAAGTCATTCAGTATCTCAAAGACGCAATCCTGAGTTACGGTTATCTGAACCCAGAAGTCATTACCATCACAGGTGTGCAGCTCCTGATCGTTGATATATGTCGAGCCATGTTGACCAGCAAGAGCTGCACTAAGGTCACGATTGAGTTGAGGCATTTTATACTCCCTACTGGATTGTGATTGTTACTGTGTCTCCACTACCTATTGCGTTGCTGATCTTTGAGAACACTTCGTTGAAGGCTACGTAGGAATGAATCACGTGATCTACACCCTCTTCCTTACCCACGAGAATACATCCGAGTGTATCTTCGGGATAGTTGCCAATATGAATCTCGATACCGTTATGCTCAGGAACATCTTGAAGAATGGGAAGCATCCTACCGTGTTTAGGACTATAGACTATCACAACCTTGTATTCTCCAATCGCAATAGCGTTGGGCTTATCTATTCGTACTGGAGGCTCAAGCGTAAAGCACTCGAACTTATCTCCGATTGACAACTCGCCAGGAGTTGAATACTCTGTACTGGGCTTCCTATTCAGTGTCAGCTTCATCTTCTACCTCCTCTGTTAGGTCTTCTTCATCAAGTGATCCATCGTCTTCCTCGTCGAAGTCTTCGAGAGGATCGTCTTCTACCTTAGAAATTGATTCCATACTCAGCACCCTCCTTGATAGTCTCTTGGACTTTATCAAGACAAGAGGTCTCAATCATCAGATCATATCCCTTCACTTCAGATGCTAACTCCTTGCACTTATCAATAGCTTCTTTCATTGTATCTCCTAGACCAACGATAGATCCTACGTTACAAATCTTTCCTGTCTTCTGAGGAATGATACAGATTTCATCATCAACCTGCATAAAGTTCCTAAACTTAATCCATCGCCTCTGATCCTTAGGATATAAGATCTTCATCCAATTCTGATCAGCCCACTGAGAATCAATACGAACTATAGCTGCGTACTTGGTACTGAACTTAGGAGAAACTATTCTTCCATTAGCTGCTTCCCATATAACTTCTCCTAAGTTACTCACCATCTCAATATGAGCTTCAGAAGGAGGACTCCCCATTCTAATACATGGATCAGTAAGATATGGAATCCTATCTTTACCAATCCTTACCTCTGTAGAGAAGAAGCCCCTAGATCCTTCTTCCTGAAAGATTGTGGAGAGGTGACTATTGATTAGTGTGAGGACTGCCGGAATATCCTCATACTTAGTCACCTCTCCTATGTACCCCAGTCCCTTGGCTTCATATCCGAACAGGGACTGATCTGGATACAAACCATCAACTGTCCATCCATCATAGCCTATCTCAACACCTTCAAGAGTATGCTCGATGATGAACTCGTAGAAGTCTTTACTGTAACCGAGATCAATCCCTAGGCGATCAAAGAACTCACCAGACATAGTTTTCTTTATGTGATGATAAGTCTCTGTATCACCACGGTAGTAACTGATCTTCACCCAAGCATCATCAGTCTTTTCCAGTGTCTTCTTCAGGGCATCAACACCGAAGAGTTGTTCAGTGTATGGACAGGGTAGCCCAGCCTTGTGCTGAGTCTGTCTTGATCTCCATCTATCTAATTCAAGGTATTCAGCTTTACGCATACCGAAGACTAAGCGTCCTAGACTAGCAAGATGCACTTGGAGACCAGAGGAATAAACATCTGGGAATACGAAGATGTCTATCTCTTTACTATCAACAAGTGTCCAGAAGTTCTCATCAGTCTTGATACGAATAATATCTTCAATACCATCTCCGATATAGTCCTTAGTAGACTTAACAAAGGCGTCTTCATTAGGGACATAGTAGAAGACCCTACCAAAGTCTCTAGCTAATCGAATAGCCAATTCACTAAAGAGTCCTTGGTCTACTACCATACAACTACGCTTAGATAAGTCTTCCATATATAATATCCTAAGAGCTTTACAAAAACCGTGCCAAAAATTAAAGTATGTCCGTGGTCTGAGGAATCACTCCACCCGTTTGTTTAGGAACCTTAGGCATCTTGTTTGGTAATCTATCTGAGGCCCTATCAGCTTTCTGGAACATAAAGTATCCGTATTTCTTCTTCTCTTCAGGAGGCATCTGATCATAAATCTCTTTGGCATCACTGAAACTCATCCTCTTGAAAAGACGTTGGTAGTAAGGAAGACTAAGATCTTCAAGGTATCCCTCCTGAGTCATTGAGTTGGGATTGATGAGACCATCGTTCATAGCTGTGGTTAACTCTTCATGAGTGATGGTTCGGTTCTTAATCTTATTACGGATGCTAGCCTTCTGTCTAATCATATCCCTATCATCAGCCTTTAGCTGAGGAAGTTTCTCCCTGACCTTATCAATGATCTGACGTTCAGCAGAAGTCTTAGGTTCGTTCTCATAATAAGGTTCAGCCTTAATACCACCAGCGGTAGCTAGTGCCTGACGTACTGCTGGAGTAGGACTTCCTTGTTTCATGGTCTGAATAACTCCAGTACCTCCGATAGGAATTGGAGCAGCATCGAATATAGACTGGAGAGCAACATCACTGGGACTGAGCTTAGCTCCAGTGTAGTCTCTCCCATCTAGAATCATGTGTCCAATCCTAGATCCGATTGCAAACTTGTTCTGAGCAATCTGAGATATAACTTCACGAGGGTCTTTACTTTCTGAGTATCTCCAGAGATCATTAGTCACTTCAGCGAATATACCGAAAGCAGGAATCCAGACTCCATCTCCTCCACCCAGAGGAATGAAAGCATCGAGTGAGTGACCCTTCTCATTCTCCCATGTGGGCTTGCCTCTAGTAATCATATTAACTACTTGAAGTGCAGCGAATGTTCCGAGCATACCACGGACAGCAGTCATACCGGGATCACCTTGAAGTAAAGGCTTAAGTGATTCGGTCTTAGCAATCTTTGCACCTATTCTAATCGGTGCGCTAACTGCGAGAGCCTCCTTGCGAATCAGGCCCTCAACCCACTGAGGCGCAGTAAATATCAGACGACTCAAGTCCATAGCGGTCTGACTCTTAGACCATCCCTGATGCTGGATATTACCAAATGTAATGTTCTGCTCACGAATCAGCTGCGCCTTAAACTGTGTATCACTCAACTCGGGATATGATGATCTCTCATTCTCAAGTCTATCCAAGTAGGTCTGCCGTATAACTCCTTTAACGATTGAATCAAAGACAAACCTATTAGCTGCACCGAGTATAGGATGCTTAGATATTACATCTCTATAGATTGCATCCGTATACTTCTGATCTCCAAGTCCAAGTCGCTGAGCCTCTTCGATGAGGGGACGATAGTGCTTAGCCCATGCAACTTCCTTGGGACTAATCATTCCCCTCTGACCCATATCATTGAGCGTATCGTCACTGTAATCGAGAAGCGTACCGGGTTTATACTTCATCTTACCTGTCTGAGCGAGCTGCCACCACAACTGCTTAGCGCCGTGATAGGTGTCGATCATCAGCTTGTAGTGTTTCCATCGTGCAGTTCCCTTCACTGCAATCCTACCGAGGATAGATTGTTTAAAAGCAGACTGTCCAGTGAGTGCATGGAACAACTGATCGTATCCATCGAGTACATCAATCTTGTGACCGAACATATCTATGCGATGATAACCCTGAGGAGTCTCTCCGTTAGCCATCTTAACGAACCCATCCTTGTATGGCATAGCGTTGGGTTCACCCTGCTTAGCGTCCTTGAGAAATGTACCAACTCCTTTAACTATCTGATTGCCAGATGAAGGATCGTTAATCTGTTTCCATGTATCAACCCAGTTTCTCGAGTTGATAAGCTTCTGACCGTGATAGATTCGACTATCGACTACATCATCTATGAATGGATTCTCGGGATCAAATCCCTTTGAGATACCATCCCAGAAAGATTCAACACTACGTTCTTTGAGGAATGAAGTCCTACCACCAACTCTTGCATCGAAGATTGTATGTTCTTTCCCCGTAACTGATTTAGTAGTCCAGTGATGAGGAATGTAGTCTTGAACTTCACCTACGTCAAGACCGGCTTCGCGTTCAGCATTGAGTTGAGCATCCATCATCTCGCCAGCAGACTTCACGGCGGTATCAAGTTCGCCATCAGTAGCCTTCATCTCAGCGTAGTCATAAAGCTCACCCCACGTCATAGGTTTTCCAGTAGGGCCTTTGATAGTCTTGTTGTTGACCTTAGCTACTTTGTCGAAGTTCTCGTTACGGTTTCTCCACCGAGCCCAGTCTCCACCTGATTCACGAATGAGTGAAGCTGCAATCCTATCACGGTCTTCGATCTTGTATGAAGACTTTGATCTGAGTTTAGTCTTTACATCTTCACCTGCCATCTTGCCCATGTGACCTGCACTGTTCTCAATACCATCATAGGTTTGAGAGATAGTCTTCTTGGTAGTACGAGGATTGACAATCAGTTCCTTGAATCGCTTAACATTAGCCTGTATCTGTTGAGCAGCAGCCTTCACTTTATTGCTAACCTTCATAGGATCAATACCAGGAAGGGTAGCGTTAAGGGTTTCACCAGGAGATTCTTCAGTCTTGAGTATATCAGACTTCTGTTTAGATGTAAGTGTTGGATCGTTCTGGATAGCATCTCTGACTATTGGGTTAGAAAGATCAACATCGTTAAAGGTTCTACCAGGATCAAGACCTCTACGTTTCATTTCTTCTCTTGCCCAGTCAGGAAGATTCTGTTCGTTAATCTTACCTTGCTGAGGAGGGTTGTCATCTACTGGAGAAACTGGAGCTGCAACATCAGATGCTTTCAGTTCTGGTTTCCTAAACTCAGCTCGTTTCTTCTGGATATAATCAGTGACCTGTTCAGGAGTAGGATTCTTTTCTTTATCAAAGTAATAGTCGCCACGAGTTACAGGATCATGTATTTGAAGAAGTCTATCACTCTGGATTCCAGCAGGTTGAGCACCCTCCATTGTAGCAGCTTGGTCTATATCAGCACGACCAGTAGTTTTAATTGGAGGATTCTTACCTTCCGTTCCAGGTTTATCAGCATAGACTTCAACCTTACCAGTAGGAGCTTCAGCCTTTCCGTGTAGCATAGCACCACCAGCTACGAGTGATACTCCACCAAGAACTTCATTCAACTTACTGGACTCTTCAGGACTGAGACGATACTTGAGTAACTGTTTTAATGCAACCATCTCAGGAGTACCTTGTGGTATAGCATCAGCTACGGCATCAATATCTTCTCCGAGTGTATGCTGAAGAATACCTGCACCTGTAGCAATTATGTTCTGTGGTAATGAGAACATGGGTTCAAGACTTCCTGCACGTCTCACATGATCTTCAATACTCTTAGCAGTATCTTCATCAACGCCGGATAAGCGAGTGACAATACGAGAAAATCTACCCATAGCATCGCCAGCAAGAGCGAAAGGTACAGAAGGAAGCGCAAAGGCTGACTCGAGAATAGTCTGTCCAAAGTCGATAGCTGCTCCAACTGGATTATCCTTGATGGCCTTAGTTGCTCGACTCCACGCCTTGAGTGCATTATCCCCCGCTGGAGATGGATTAGCCACAGTCTGAATGATAGCATTGGAGATAGCATTCTTGTTCAGTCCTTCCACCGCTCTACGAATTGGAGAGTTGATTGTACTCTCAATGCCTCCGACTATTCTCCTGCCGAGATCAGTAACTGTAGGCTTTCTAGGAGTACGATAACTCTCAGGAACATTAGCTTCCCAAGGACGAGGATCGGCTTTTGGATCACGTCCTACTGGTTCAGGAGTAGTCTGGATAGTACTGATCCTTTGCTTATCGTCATCGCTTAATTCAAGACTAGGCTGAGTGCTGACGATAGTATCCGGTAATACGTCTGGATCGAAGCCCATACGCTTTGCACCCGGTAGTACATCGGGATTGAAACTGGACTTGGTAGCGTCTGGAACTTTATTAGGATCGAAACTCACTTTATGATTCCCCGTTTCTTAAGATCATCAACCCAGTATTGATAGTTCTTGTGACCCTCATTCTTACTATTCTGAACCCAGTCAACCTTGTCCTTATCGTCTTGACTGATCTCAGTATTGAGAAGTGAGAACTTTTTCTTAGTCTCAGACTTCGCATTACTCTTGAGGTTGCCATACTTCCTATCCTGTTCACGATAGACGTTCTGGAGTCCAGCCTTCTTATTCTTAGCATCCTGAATGGATTGCTTCGCGTCAGAGATTATCGCAGGCAATTCCTCATCCTTTGATCCGGGGAAGTACTGTTGACGCAATGCCTCCTTACCTTTAGCAGACGATGCCTTTAGGAGAAGATCCTCACTCTTAGCAATCTCACCATCGAGGTCATGTTCAGCATCTAGCATATGCTTACGCATACCCGTATAGGTTTTAATGTCAGCGAGTTCGGCATCTTTGCTGAGCTTGGCAGCTCTGGCAGTATGTTCATGGAGTTTGGCGAAGTACTCTTCACCATACCCTACGGGTTCAGGTACACTCAGTCCAACTGCTCGATCACGATAGAGACCTTTAATCTCCTGAATGTTATCGTTAATCGAGTTGTAGAGTTTCCTCTGGGTGGGAAGATCTTTCATCTCCTGTGCTTTGATATACTGTTCACTCATAGCCCTATGCTGTTGGATAGCAGTCATATAGCGTCTATCCTTCTCAGCATCCTTACGAGTCTGAGCGTTTGCCATAGCACCGAAGAGACTGTCTCCCATCTTGATTGCACCCATGCTACCCTCGGCTTCAGGATAGCCTTGAACAGATGCGATCTTTCCCATTACATCAGGACTGAAAGCACTCTCGGGATGATCTGGATTGATACCTCTAAGAGCATCTCTTAAAGTCTTGTCAACAAATTCTCGACGCTTACTCTCTCCAAGAGTCTTTCCAATAGAAGCAAGAGCGTCTGCGAGTCCCTTGCCATATCCCATCTGTCCTAATTCACGCGGTAGATTCGCCATTTACTACCCCATCCTTTTAGTAAATGCGTCCCATCCCGAGACGTTACCTCCACCCTTCTTATTACCACCACCTAATATATCAAGGCCTTGAGTCCCAAGACCTACTAACCCTCCTGAGAATATATTAGCAAGAGATGTTAGTCCAGCAAGAAGATCTCCACCACTTGAACTATCCGAAAGTCCCTGCATACCTAAACCCAGAGATTTCATAATCGAATCTATTGAAGTACTGATAGCAGCCTGATCAATCTGGGCCTTAGACTGAGCAGCGTTAGATCTTATTCCGGTTGCGTTCTTATTTGCAATATCAATTCCTCCCGATCCACCAGCAACTCCCATCGAGTTAAGTTGAGAGAATATATCGGATGTGCTGGTAGCTATATCTTTACTAGCGCCTTGTTCAACACTAGTCTTTGCCATACCAGCCTTTTGATTTATCAGACTCTCCCAAGGAGACGATCCTCCCATAGCCATATCAAATAAAGAGGTCGCACCCTTTTCTTGCGGTGACTGAAAGAATGATCCCATGCTATTCCTCGATCAGCTTAAAGATTCTGAAGTCTTCGGGAGGAATCTGTTTGAATCCTACCCTCTCCATCTCAACATGAAGCTTCTCATTTGAAGTCCTGACGTGAGCCAGTGTCACTTTGCTATTCAATGCCGACAGAGCACCCATCATTCTGTTGTAGAGCTTAACTCCTATCGTAGGATTATCACAGACGAATGGTTCTATCAGAGCACAAGCGTGAGCAAGTATGAATCCCTGTAGTTCACCCTGTTCAGTCTCGGCTATGAATCCCACGAAAGGAACTCCAGCCTCGTACTTAATATCATGCTTCCTAAGCATCTCTTTAATCTTAGGAACATCAGTTGCTTTCCACCTACGGTAGATCATTTCATCCCCCGTTATCGGTAATTATTACCCAATGGCCGCCAATCGCGTCAGGATCGTTTTTGCGGGGCGATTGTCCCGAACGGCCAATGCATATCCCCCGCACCGTGATCGCCCGTTGTGGGGCATCGTGGAACGAATAAATCCCATTCCGTGACCATGTTGACCCTGCCCCATGCGTTTTTGACGAATCCCCGGTTTTCATTATGCCAGTTGCTTTACTGAGCCGCCCTTGATGAACTGCTTATGATAGAGTCCGAATTCCTTTACAACGAATAGTCCCCTTGCATAGACTTGGTTCTGTACTGCGAACCGTGACAACGGGAAGCGACACGGTACAGTACTTTCATTCCTACCCCAGAGCATTACGATGGACTTAACCAAGGTTGCACCATCGTAGATATTCAGATTAACACTTGCGATCTCGGCAGCAGCGGGTTCAGCTGATGCGAATAGAACCCCTCCACCAGCCTTCACGTTGGACTTAACGTAGCCTCCGTCAATGTAGTAGGCCGAGTTAAGACCAACGGTATCATCTACTGGGTTAGTCTTGAAGTAACACCTAGTCCCGATCTCAACAGTAGCGGAGTTCCTTCTAATCTTATTCGTATATAGACTATCATCTCGTGGGAACTGATAGAGTTGCATATACGAAGTCGTGGTACGAGCAACATCATCTGCAAATAGTATTCTGTTATCAGGAGTAGAACATACGAACTTGACGGCTCCATACTTCTCGGTACGTCCCACGCTGGGATCAGTATATATGAACTCCTCTTGTCTCCAGATACTGGATGCGAAGTCGAAGGCCCAGAGATCATATACTCCAGCACTGGGATTAAACTGAATATAGTATGAGTCGGAAGAAACATCATACCATCCTATCGAGGCTTCAAGTATCGCTTTCGTATAAGTTACTTGAAAGTAGTTGATCCAGTCTCCATTGATACACTGGTCTGAGAATCCATCAGTTTCGTAGATCCCGTCGTAGGACACATAAAGGGCTCGGTTTCCCTTTGATGCTACAGACAATAGTGAAGCCAGTCCACGGTTCCTTGTAACCACATTCAGTCTTGGTGCAGAAGATACACTGGCTACATCGAGTGAAAGTATAGACTGGCTCTTGAAAATAATAAGCTTCTGCCCAACCGAATACAGCCATACAATATCTCCTATCGTATCATTCACTACGAAGAAGTTACTGTCGGGTATGAGTGCAGTCTCAACTCCATTCTCAGATATGCCCGAGAAGTAGACTATATTCTTCTCGGTGTTGTTGACCACAAGCGATCTCGATGAGGGCTTCGAGAGAATAGAAATCTTCTCCTCTGATGTTCCTGTTGAGGAGCGTCCAGTCTTGTCCTCATACACTACTCCAGTATTGACTTCGTTACCGAGAACAAATTCAATCTTATGTCCATATCCAGACTGAATCCACTGCGAGTCGTTAATATCTATACGACGACAGAATCTCCAGACATATCCACTCGCTATATATGTCCCCACATAGACATTGATTGCAGTGACTCTACGGTTTATCAGTGCAGTTAGATCACTCTGTATCTTAACTCCGATACGATTAGTTGTGGTGTTATATACAAGAGTCACTCCGTTCGTATCTTGATATGATGCAGTAGCATTTACAGCTCCATAGAGTCCAGTATAGATCAGACTCGTTTCAATAAAGCCATCGAGTTCAAGTGAGAAGTTCACAATGTAATCTGGATTCTGCTTCGTGTTGTCAACACCAGTCACAGGAGGATTGAGGTCAATAGTTGCCTGAATCAGTGAAACCACCAGCGAAGTAGTCCCATTCTGATAACTAACCATCACCCCAAGATTGTTTATATTTGTGAAGGCTGCAACGGGAACCTGAAGTATGAAATTCTTAAACCCAGTATCTGAAATTCCGATAGGGCCTATAAATCCACGAGAAACTGTTGTGACCACATGAGTAACAGGATCAGTTAAATACTCGAGAGCATCAATTAGGAATCCAACATAGTAAGGTGCACCTTGATTCCCAGTCTTTGCTCTTACAAGTATATTAACATACCCATCTGGATTAGCGCTAAGTCCAGACGTTAGTGCTGAATCCCTAACTTGAAAGTATGTACTGTTGGTAGCGATTGCAACATAGCTTGCATCGCTAGCATCACCAACATTAGCGAAGAAACTAAGTGGCCCTGCTCCATTTACTGTAACAGGATTGCTTGCAGCATTAACCCAAGACCCAACGGCAGCGAAGTCACTGGTTGGCTGATCAACTTCGGTAGCGGCAGGAGCTGACGACTTGAGTACCTGTATATGATGAGTGTCGGATCGAAATGCTCCAGTCGTAAAGTCCTCAACGAGTTTCCCAACATAGAGTCCATTGAAAGTAAAGGCTCCCCCAAAGTATGACTTCGCTACTCCTGCGGTGTAAAGTTTAGTTCCTATTCTTCCGATCCACAAGGATTGACCACTCGAGTTCTCGTACATCCCAGATTCCAACAGATCATAGAAAGCATCTATCGTCTGGAGGTATGGCTGACCTATCAGTGTTCTCGTGAATCCACTTGAAGTAAAGAGCATATTGCTCTTGTAGAACTTAAGTATTGCTCCTGCATACCAGAGAAGGGGTGTAGTACTTACGTCAATCGTTATCGAGACTATATTCCCCGCAGTAACAGTCTGACCAACGATTACTGCATAGTTCCCAACTCTTGAGTTATATACAATCTGTCCAACAAGACTCTGACCAGTACTAACTATTGGAGTGCCTAGCGTTACAGTGGTTGTAGATACTGAGCCAATAGTATTATCAGCTACATTAGCCGAAGTAATATCAATCAAAGACGTATTCGCTGCGCCACTATCAAAGTCGAATGGAGGCAGAGCTTCGATCTTAGTTGCCGATGCAATCACTAAAGTATTCCCACAGTTGGGAAAGTTAGTGTATTGCATAGCGTCAGGTTGATAAGTAATGTCTTGGAATGTTTTGTAACCTAGACGATTACTAAGTCCACCCACTCGCTTGTCGTGGCGATAGTTAATCAGAGATTCAAACGACCTAAACGATGGCGTGGCCTGAGATTCTACAATTCCCTGCAAGGCATTCTGAATCTCACCACCATATTTAACTGCGTCACGTCTCACTTAGATTAAGTCCTCGTCCTGCTCGTTGTTAGTATCGTTACTATCCAACATACTGAAGGCAATAGCTGGCATGACTACTATAGGAATAGTATCATCCTTCAGGGCCATAACTTCCTCATGTATCTTCTCGAGTTCAATCTTCCACTCACCCTTTATTCTCTCGCGTTCACCAGCAAGGATATTGAGAACCTGCGTGGGTTTCTCCATAGCGACAGCCTTCACATATCTACGTTCCCAAGCCTTGAGTTCAAGACCCTGAACTAACTTGTCGTGATACTTTTGATCAAACATAGGCGTGGCATTAAGATCAACGAGATCAGTGATCTTGGGAAGTTCATAGTACCAGAGCTTAATCGTCAGACTTCCTGCGATTAAGTTAGTGAATATCACCCACAGAGCATCTTGGAAGTAGTTGATCGTGTAGAATAATGGATGACTATCGTGCATTATATCCGAGTCATCTATATCAGCAAATCCTCCATCGTAGCAACCATTCTTGATAGAATCAAGATCAGTCTCGTAGGCTTTCCTAAATGAGATTCCGTCAGAACTCCACTCTACACGATACGTTCCCAAGAAGTTATCACCGAATAGTCTGCCATTCTCGTCGTTACCGTAGAGCTTATAAGACTTTACATTCGCGGTAGTAGTAAACGAGATAACATTCCGAAGCAATTTAGTCTTCTCGCAGAAGTCCCGATAAGTACGCCTCAACATTCGGAGGTACTCGTCCTGACTTATCTCCTTGTAGAACTCGTCGCCTACATTATACGCGGCACGAGAGATTATATCTTCACAAGTCATTTCTCCACCGATGCTGAAGGTTTAGTAAAGCGATACGTAGCCTGAATATATGTAGTATCAAGCATCCCGCCTACAGGCTGAGGTCTCGTAAAATAAAACTGTGGCGTAGTAATAGTTGTATCTGCTGATCCTTTTCTGATAGCCATAGTCTGAAGAATAATCAAATCAAATCCAGATGTTGTGAAAGCTGTCGAGTCATACTGATCTTTTATCGAAGGATAAAGAGGTGGAGGTTCAGGGCCAATCGCTGTCAGGTAATCCTGCACTGACCATCCAAGTCTGCCATCATCCCACTGGATCTTCCACCAGTTATTAGACTGTGGGCCTCCAACAATCGTTCCCTTATTTCCACTCTTCTCCATTCCTATTGGATAGTTACCAACCGTTGACGGAACGCTACGAATGTTCAAACCAACAGCAACGGTAAGCGATACCATTACTCTCCCACCAATTACAAAACCAAGTGGCGCAGGAGGTGGAGGCGTTGCAACTAAAACTGTAACTGATTTCTGTACCATCCCATAGTTATTCGTTGCATTCAGCGTGAATGTCTGACTGCTTTTGATAAGGTACTTGAGTGAATCATTCATCGCGAGAAACCCAAAATCAAGTCCCTCGATACCTACATATGTTGCATACTGTGTAGTCCAATAAAAAGTTACTACACCGCCACCAGTTGAGAAACTAGTAGGACTAGCACTGAAGTTTACTATCGGAACCTGCGTTGCAGGAGGAATAGATACCGTGGCTCGCATATACTTCTCGGCACACCACGCTGCAAGTCCATTCTGCCATACCACCCTCCAGAATATATAGCTTGTGTGTAAGCTAATATCTGGCGAAGATCCTTCGACTATTCTTCCAAGAGTACCATCATTGAAGCAACTAGCTATTGTAGAATCGCTAATTGTAGATGGTATTGATCTCACATTAATGCAACCACTGGTACTCGAGATTGCAACTGAGTCTCCGATGTGGAAGCCCTGACTGAATGTAATCTGAGTAAACAAAAGTAACATCGATAAGTATTTCATTTCATCCTCCCTTTTAATGTTAGATGGGACAGTGCGACTCGAACGCTATTCGGCCCACTATCTACCCCTGTCCCATTGCTACGCCTACTTCTGATCAATCGGCTTTGAGGCCGGACGAACTCCGACAGGCGCAGAACCAACTGCACCACCTGAAGCCGGAGTGTTAGTAACAACCGCAGCGGCAAGCTCTGCATCCTTGGTGTCGAGCGCTGTCTGAAGTGCCTGAACCTGAGCGATGATCGCAGGATCAACTCCCGCATTCGCGAGCTGTGTCTTCAGATCAGCAATCAGAGCGGTGAGATTAGTCAGAAGCTGCTCAACTGATCCAATCACCGTAGTGTTGTTTGTAACACTAGTGGTTAATGCGGTAACGACTTCCTGAATGGTTGCCATAAGAACTACTCCTATATTGGTTAGTTTGGTGAGTGAATAGATCTGATAACTGATAATTATCAGCATCAGGATGAAGATTACCAACAGTACATCAACCATGACTACCTCACTTGGTCACTGACTGAAGCTGTTTCGAGAGAACATTCAATGAGTCCATCCAGTACTTCTGTTGCGCCACAAATGAAACCGAGTCAGCGTAACGCTTTGCTGGATCAGATGATTGCGCCTTCATCCCGCCATAGGGGAGAACCGCACAAAGATTTTGCTGAACCATACAGATCTGATTAGCGATAGTGCATGCACTACTAGCAATCGCCTGACCTGTCATTCCACATCCTCCGACCCCGACAAGTACCGGAAGAAGGAGAATGACGACGAGTATTTTTGCAACGGGGAAGGAAGCTTTCATCGTCGTCTTTTCAGGATCAGCCTGCGCTTGAATCTGAGCAACCGACTTGGTTGTACCGTTAGCATTCTTGCCCTGAAGGTACAGACCCAAGGCAATCGCAACATAGATCAGATATGCCTTCCAGTTAAATGATGCTCCCGCTGGAAGTGAATCCACATACTGTGTATATGTTCCAATGAGGAACACAACCACAGCAGCAATCATTGAAAGTATATCTTTAAGATTTGTCACAATACCCTCCTATGATTATTTAACAAAGTGAAGAACTGTAGCTACGGCTGAGATTATTATTGCAACCCATCCAGCAACATTCGCTCGCTTGCTTATCTTAACAGATTCTGATTGCGCTCCCTCTTGCACCGCCCTCCATGTCTTGAGATCGTCTATCTTTTCTACTAAATTTCTGTGTTCCCTATCCCATATCTCTCGTGTCAAAAATGTATTTGCTTGGTCAGTAAGAGTATCCCTAAACTCGTTCATCCCTTCAAGTCGTCGTTCGCTTTCCTTCTTAGCTACCTCAAGTGCCAGCGCATGAAGTTTGCGCTCCATGTCGGTAATCTCTTTGAGACTATCGAACTGCTTCTCGAAGTACTCTTTAAGCGAAGGAATAGTCCAAGGTGTATGATTCAACTCATGTACTCCTTTACAAGTATCATGTACTGCACCCACCATTATTGCCCTCCCAACCATCGGTCGGATAAGCACTGAATCCATTGTCGCTATTCAGTTCTACCAATGCACCAAGCTGTGTCGGAGCACTTCCACTCGCAAGCGTAGCCGTAATATCATAGACATAGAGACTACCGCCTGCGGCAAAGACTAATAGGTTCTCCGATATGACGAGACTCATGCACGAGTGATTGATCCCACCTATCTGTGCAACCTGAGTCCAGGTATCCATATTCCATATCAGTACTGCTTGATAACCTGCATCAGCCTGATCCGCTCCGAGAAATAAATACTTACCCCTTAGTCGTGGTTGAACTCCAGCCCATGTTGCAAGTCCAGGTAGTACTCCACCCTTACCCGCGTGGTAAGTCCCATCTGGCTTCACGGCTACAAATCCACCAGTGAAAGTCCTGGTGTAATAATCTCCCTGATACATCCACCCCAGATACCAGTCACGTCCCAAGAAGTCAAGGTTGGTACTTATCTGCACTGAGTCACCCAGTGTACCATCTCCTGCTACAGGGATAATACTTATCCGAGAATCGTTATAGTGATTGCAGTAGTGATTAATAATCCAGTGATTAACACTGTCGTATGCAAATCCTCTGGGACTGAAGAATCCCATAGGATCAATCGGCTTACTATTTATCAGAACTGGATTAGCGGGATCAACAATGCTGTACGATTCAAGCGATCCGACACCTCCGTTGTGAGGATTAAAAAGAATTAATAGATTGTTACGATCAAGCATACCACGTCTGATAATAAAGTATGTGCATCCCAGGGATGGCATTGTAGGATATGTCGGTATCACCGAGTGTACCAACGTAGGATTGAGTGGATTACTACTCCAATGGAATGTGTACAGTGACTCACCATCGTTTATCCACAGGTAGTCTTGATCTGCATACTGATCGTAGGGATTACTTCCACCCAGACCATTCGCAATACTTACTGCGAGTGCAGGAGCATTTGGGGTACTCACGTTGTATATATCCAAGGCACTACGCAAAGTGTAGATATACTGTAGCGATGGTGTAGTGGCTACCACTATGTTAGATTTGATTCCCTCGATCCCAGAGGGGAACACTGGTCTCACATAGTAATCATAGGTCGTATTGGACTGCGTTGCTGAATCGTTCCAGGTATTTGCCTGAATGTTAGTCTCTAACAACTGGAAGTAAACATCAGAACTCTTCTTCCTATACAGATTATAATAGGAAGGCGTGATTGGAGAATCATAGAGTATCCATGCCAAAGGTATCGTCAGTGTAACGGGGCCGTTAAGCATCAGTACCAGTTCCTCGCAAGCCATAAACCCATGTGAGGGTTCTGCTTCTGCTGGTGTAAAGCTATGTGAGGGCTCCTGTTCAGTAGTCGTTAGACTATGATTGGGCTCTACGCAAGGAACTATTACTGGTGGCAGAACAGCCATTACTGTACTGGCTCCATCTTAAGTTTGAATGGCGAAGTTAAATATCCATCCTTCAAATACGACTGCGCTATATCAAACTCCTGTTTGTCTTTGTAGAAATACCACAGCGCAAAGTCTAATATCACATCAAAGTGAATTGCGGTCAGTGGTATATCTGTTGCACCACCCTCAGTTATATTAACTGGAAGGATGATATAAGTAAGATCATAAGAATCAACATCATTAGCAGGTGCAATAAGTATCTGAGTATTTGATGGCAAACAGAACTTTGAATACGCAGTAGCTTGTATCTCACCACTCGTTCCCCTAAGAATCCGATAGAAGTCTTCCTGACTCTTTCTCGTAACTGATATACCTCCAGTAGTTGAGTTAAGAGATAGGAAGAATCCGTAATCAGTTATTGAGGAGAGTGTGATTACTCCAGCAACGGCAGTCAGAGATGAAGAAGCTTTGACGATGGACTGGAAGAGAATCTTAAACTTCTCGGGATCGTTCTCGTAGGACTGTGCAGCTAAGAGGATATACTTCTGATAGGCCGCATTGAGATAGTTATCACGATCAGCAACAAGGAGATCGAGACCATTGGTCGCAGCAGTAGCGACTGCATCTCGACAACCAGATGCGAAGCGTAAGTGTAGTTGATCGAATACTGGCGTAGCCATTAGCTTCCTCCGTTTAAGACGGGGGCAGGGAGGCTCCCAGAGTTCTCCCCACCCCCACCCTGCTACATCTCAGAAGCTATGACTGTTCCATCAGCAGCGATGGTTGCCAGGTTGTCTAACTCGTTACTACCGATAATCAAATACTCAACAAGACCACCATTAGTACCACTACCAACGATAGTAAAGGTTACCTTCTTCGTCCCAGGATAAAGCGTGGACGCTGCGATAACCGATGCTATCTGAGTACCAGCAGCAGACTGATGTACGTCAACCGAGAAAACATACGTACACTTCGTCTCAATGATGACAGTATGAGTACTGGAATCAGTATTAACGATGTGACCGCCTTGAATCTTCAGTCCTGGAAACGCTCCAGGAATAGCGGCATTGTTTCTGAGTAACCCGAGCATATTGACAGTAGCCATACGGCCTCCTTTTTTGGATTATGAAGTCAGACCGTACAGATGGAAGTGACTATCCCTGAAGGTTCTCTTCATTCCCACGACTCCACGAATCTGATGCTTGGTCTTCGCTTCGTCGTTGGCCTGCAGACCCTTTCCATCTTTGCCCTTGTCGATGTGAATATCCATTCCCTTCATGTACATATAGCGAAGGTACATGGTATCGGCAAAGTAGCACTCGTTGTCCTTGCCCATCATAGACATTTCGTAATCCGGCATGAAGTGAACCACCAGACCACCTGTCTGTGTGTAGGACTGGACTTCGAGTCCGAGATCGTTGCTGAGCTTCTCGTTGTAGCGGAGACGATCAGCAGCTGCATTGGCGAGCTGAGTGAGGAATCCGTAACCGCAGACTCCGAGCTTCTCCATCGAACCCTGGAGGCCGACACCCTTCAGAACCGTGTTGAGATTCGTCTGGGTCAGGGGCTTGCCAAGATTCAAGCGGTTGTCTGTGTTGTTCGGAACCCACTCGTCGAATCCTCCAGTGTACCACACATACTTGCCGCCTGCACCCAGCTTGCGGTTCATACGACCAGAGAGGAATCCACGCTCGAGACGACGACTGAAGTCACGACGAGCGTTACGAGCTTTTCGCTGCCACTCATTCTCACCGAAGAGATCAGTGTTCTGAGCAACATCGTCCATCTCGTATGCAACCTTCATATCCTGAACGTAGTTGTTGACCACGACAGGGTTCTGCGAGAACGACTGCGGACTTCCACTGCCTTCCTCAGCAGCCTCACCGATATGCCACACATAGGTTCCCGATGTAAGGTTCGGAGGAGCAGTCGGAATGGTTGTCGCTCCGACTCCACGCCTCACAGTAACCGCTGTGTTGGTTCCACCAGGAGTACCGATTGATAAGATCTCAACCACCTCTTCCGTTGCGTATACTTCAGACCTTGCACCGTAAGTGATGATCGCTGTCGTGTGAAGATTGTCAGCGGAGTACGCGATACTCGTCCACGTTGACGCCGTTCCCTGTGTCGCACCACCACCACCGCCCTGAACCTTCAGAAGCTGACCTGCCTGAAGCTGTGCGGCTTCAGCGTTAACGAAGGTCATAACGTCTTCGAGCGAACCTGACGATGAGTCTGTATCAGTTACCAGCGTGAACTGAAACGCTCGGTATCCATCTTCAAAGTGTCTGGGCTCAGGATCAGTTGCTTCCCACTTCGGACACTTCGTGACGAGGAAGTGAGCGAGGACAGCATAACCCCTCTCACGCCAGATAAAGAACTTGGACTTGTCTTTATCATACTTACGAGTTTCTGTGAACAAATCTACAACACCGTAACCTCCGGTGACTGCAGTGCCAAGACTTTCCGCCGCCATACTCTATCGTCCCTTCTTGTTGAGGAAGTTAATCTCTTCCTTAAGAGCTTTTCGTTTAGCTAATATTTCATCGTCTACTTTTCGGTGACCGCCAATTAGCAAGGTATCTTTATACTCTACTATTATTCTAGCCTGCCTTCTCTTAAGAAGAAGAAAGCTTTCTATCATTTCGCAGAGTACGTATCCCTCAAGTGTAGTAGCTTGCCAATGAAAACAATCCTTACTTCTCTCGTTAAAACCCTTGGACTTCCACACATTTCCACCAAAGGTATTATGTAAGAATATTATAAGTTTTTCATTGGTATTACCTACATACAGCCAGGGATGGAAAGAAACATCACCTCGACCTCTAACCTTCAAAGATATAGTTCCCTCGCCATCGACTATGCCCGCAAAGTAAGCAATGGTCTCTCTTGGAATTTGAGAATATCGACGTCTGATCTCAATATCCTTTATCTCAGATATGTTCATTGTAAGCATATCAAGATCAGACATTTCCATTCTAGATTATCCTCTATTAAATTGTTAAGACTAATCCCCGAACTCGTCTCGGAACTCCTTGAAGCCAGCCGAGACCTTGCTCGGATCAGTGTCTGTTCCACTCACCCCAGCTATAGAACCGGGGAGCTTGTCTTGCTTCCCTCGTTTTCGGTTCTGTACCTGGTCTACTATGTTCTGCAGATGCCAGTCAAAGTACCTAAGGCGAGCGATGGACTCGAAGTCTATCGGGTGATTTTTAGCCCAGTTGACGATCTCCTGATCGAATTGAGCATCCGATAACTTGTACTCCTTCATCACCTTCTGTTTTGACTCTTGCAATCTTGCCTCAAGCTTTCTAGTCTCATTCAGGCGGGTGTTCTCGCCTTCCAATCTTTGTCGCTGTGTTTGCTCCCTTAGTGTAGCCTCGCGCTCACGGATACGATAGCTGATAGTTCCTTCTTCGTAGGCTTGGGCCTGATCGTAGGAAGCTAATTCTTCAGCTGTGAACTCCTTCTTGAGCGACTG